AAACGCCATCACCACCGACATACGAACCATTAAACGAATAGTTCAGGATGTTAGCGGCAAGAGTTTCCTTGGTTTCAACCAGCGACTGAGCAAGGTGACGAGCATAGGTCTGACCAATACGGATGTGATCACCGTCTTCAACGAGGACTTTGGTCAGCGCGAATGCCAGACCATAGACCTTGTACCAGTAGCGCTGAGCAAACAGCACACCACCGGATTGATAGGTGACCGCCATGCCGTCAGGCAGTTCCGGTGCAGCACCGAAACCGTACAGGACCGGCTCTTCGTGATAGTTACGCTTGATACCTTGGACTTCGTCGAAAACGCCCTTCCATTCATCAGCGCGTTGATCGTAGACACCGTCGAACGATTCGTTAAGGATCGGTTCGACGATGCTACGAAAGTCTGTACTGCGCATCGGGGTAGCCATTGTCTAGCCTCCTTAAACCGGTGAAGTCGGATACTTGTAAGCGTGTTCATTAATACGAACATACGCTACAACATAAGCATCCGTCAACGATTGATTAACATTGGTTGCGAAACCGGTGATTTGAAACTGACCGGTGCCAGAACCAACGGCTGCGCCCAGATAGGACGACGACAAACCGGTACGGGTCGAACCACCCGGAGCGGTGTACCCAGTCCAATCAGCCTGTTCGCCGACGTACGGCTGAACACTATCCGTACCAGCGGTGCCGGGGTTAGTGAACTGAGTTTCGAACAGGGTTTCCGGATCATCATAGACATAAGCCGTGATGTCGGTTGCGGTAGTACCACCAATCCAATACGGCGAGATCGAGGGCTTACCGGTCGTATCACGGTATTCGACGCCAGCCAGGGTACCTAAAAGGCTGATACCATCGGTGGTGCCAGTGCGGGTACCATCGCTGGTGCCCAGTTGAACAGTACCTGCATCCACTAATTTGACCGGGTCATTCGAGAAAATGTTGGTCGCATAGGTAGAGGCGATCGTGTAAGCTTTCGGACGCATTTGACCACTGTTGTGGAAAGAAATCCGGAAGCCGAACGGTGCGCTTACTGAAGGCATTTCGTGCTCCTTATATACGGTTTAAGTTAGGTCGAAAACGGGTCGACCGACATTGCGCCGCATATCCTGCATACCGTCACCTTCCACGATGTAACTACCCGTCTTCTCGGCTTGTTCGCGCAAGAATTCGGCAGTGTCAGTCAGCTTTTCAAGCTCGCGAGTCGGCGCATCATGATGTGCCTCTTGCATGAATTTCTCATAAAGAGAAATCGGTAACTTGAAAGCCAACATTTCGTTGACACCAATGAAACCGGTCCACTCTCCAGTTTTAATGGAGGTGGCTTCCCAGCCGGGAACGTCTTCCGGCTTTACGGGTTCATACCCCAAACGCATACGCATATTAACGGTATCGCGGGGGTTAGTGGTCGTCAACCAACAAACGTGGTATCCGGGGATATTCGGTAAATCAGGAAGTGCGGCTTGGAAGAACTGCTGACGAAACATCTCTAAGCGATCATCATCGCTAATATCACGGTTTTCAGTAGTTGCGCGATCTTCCATCGCACGGTTGCCGCGACCTTCTCCGACATTTCTTTTCAAGCGTTCATCAGGTGTGCTCATTACTCGCTCCTTTCAGCGATTGCTACAATCATAACTGCTAAAAAAATCCGTGTCAAGTGCTAAATTAGTCCTTGTTATTACGGTCGTATTCCATGTAACGTTTGATGTATCGTTGGCGAAGTACCGGATCATCCCATACACCAGCCTCCATCAACGCTGCTTTACGTTCCGGGCTAATGTACACTTCGCGACGGTTGGTGCGCCCAGCAGCATTTTCACTGGAACCACCGAGTGCTGGACCACCAACAGCTTTCCGTCGGGGAGATTCGAATTTCTCGGGAAGACGACGCTTAACACGGTTACGCAATTCGTTCCAGTAATCCGGGGAACGTGGGTCATAACCCTCTTGCGCCATTCGATTGTCAATCGCCAATACAACAGCCGACTCTTCATTATTGCCCTGAGGATCATACCAAGGATGGTCCTTTACGAATTCCTTGGCATGATATACCACCTCGTTATCCACTTTCGGCTGCTGTGGCTGAGTGATTTTTTGCTCTTGTTCAGCTTTAGTATGCTGGAGCTGACGAACCTCATTAACCGCTTGGTCACGGTAGCGCATAGCTTTCGTAACGTCTTCACCATTACCAGCTTCAATGGCTTTGGCGATTACTTGCTCAGCGGCTTCTACTTTATTTACCGCCTGTCGAATACGTTGGTCTACCGTATCCAGATGACTCTTACTGATATTTGACTCAATCGCCATCATCCGGCGTTCAAGTTCATCATTCCTATCGCGGAGAAAATTTAACTCGGTTTTATCACGAGTGATTGCTTTTTCTCGGCGTTCCTTACGCTCTTTCTTCTCTTGACGACGGCGTTCGCGAATTAACTCTCGATCGTCGTCATCCGGATCGGCGTTAACCATCCGTGAGTCATCATCATCCTCATCGTCGTCATCTTCTACTTCTTCCACGACCTTAGGTTTTTCAACCTCTTCCGGTTCATCGCGGTTTCCATACTCTACATCCTTGTCATCGTCCTCAGTCAGGACTTCGTTCTTCTCTGCCATGGGTCATCTCCTTCAGATGAATGCACGGATGGCCAACGGGTCACCCGTAACTCGACCAATAATATCGAGGTCATTGAAAATTACATACATCGCCGTCTCGCCGTTGGATAAAGGAACTTCCCAGCGATCGCCGCCGTACTTGGCGACTCGAACATAGTCACCCTTGTCGCACCAAGACCCTTCAGGCCAGCTTTCCATCGTGTTTCGGTTCTTGAATGCAAGAGGACCAAGACTGATGATTTTAGCTACTTGCGTGTTCCACTTTTCAGTGTCACGCGAACCAGTGTCAATGATAATACCGCCCTTGCTAGTCTTACGCGGAGTACGGATTTGTACTAGTACTCTACTGCCAAACGGTTGAATTCCTGGATCTGCTTCGGGGAATGCAAATTCAATTTCCGATACCGCTTCATTTTCAGATGTCATAAATCGTCATCTTCCTCATTGTTTAACGTCACTAAAATTGCAATGGCTTTTTCCAGCCCCGCATACATACCAACGACCCTTCCATACTCGAAAGAATCACGGGCGTTTGGTGCTCGCAGAGCAGAGGACGCCAACGCATCCTGCTCCGCCTTTAATTTCTGGTATAGTCTATCAAGTCTCATGCAGGGCACTTGCTCTTGGGCGGCGGGGTACCCGGCACTTTCTTGCCGTCGTACTTAACGCCCATGGCCATTTGCTTATGCGGCTTGACAGCTTGCGACGTCTTTTGTTGATTGTCGGCCATCATTTTCTCCTTAAGGGTTAGGATTAGGGTTAGAACCAGTTCCCGTAGAATACGGGACCTTATCACCACTGATAATTTCAGCCGCAGACAATTGCTTAGCGGTTTCGTTATCCTGACGATTCATCTCAAGACGAGCCATGATTTCAGCATGAGTTCTGGCGTCTTCACGCTCTTGACGGGTCATTTCGAGCATCATTTCCATATCACGGTCAGCATCCTCTTGTCTGACCTTCTGGATTTGAGCTTGAAGTTCCATCTGCTCACGCCGCTGCTTCTCCATCAGATCACCCTGCATCTTGGCGATCTTCTCTTGAACACTTTGCTGGAATTCTTGTTGATTCATCGCCATCTTCTGCTGTTCAAGCTGAGCATTCAATTGCAGCTCTTGCTGACGCATAGCCATCTTTTGCTGCTCGATTTGAGCTTTGATCTGGTCAGACTGCGTCTTCTGCTGTGACTGAATCTGTTGAGCTTGAACCGCTGCTTGAGACGGATCCATCGGGGGCGGCGGCTGCATTTGCTGCAACTGCTGCATAGCTTGCTGCATTAACTGCACTAACTCAGGACCAAGAGTCTGTTCAAACACTTGCTGGGCACGAACAATAACGTCTGCCTGATGTAGATTACTGGTACCATCGATCAGATTATTAGACGAAGCAACCTTCAAGCCGTGGGTAACCGACTTCTGATAGTAACCCAACAGGTGTTCTTTGATATGCGGTAGCATAAACGTCAAAAACGGCTGCGCAACAGTTGGGTTTTGACCAAGCAATGGCGATTGCAAGAAAGCCAGGTGAACCTTCAAATGCGCCAAGTGATCTTGATGATCAAGGACCGCGACCGGCTTGGCTTTAGACGCCATGACGTTTTCAGTAACCGGATTAATGTCATCTTCCGGCGGTCCAGGCTGCAGAACCGAAGTACCTTCTGGCAGCTTCAGCAACTGAATGAACAGTTCCTCGACCTTGCGTGGGTCATACATCTGCGGGGCCTGGGCTTGGCGCTGCATGATCGCTTGCACCTGGGCAAAACGTTGTGCCTCCGAGAAGATGTTCGGATCACTAACCGGGATAACGTCCAACGGACCGTCAAAATCGTCCGGGTGAATGTCGATCGCGTCGCCCAGCTGCTTAGTGATGATTTCCTCAGTCAAATATGACGAGTTAATCCGATGCAGTACTTTGAGCGTCCGCGCCATCGAGTTGTGCAAACGCGAATGGATCGACGAGAACACCACCATACCTTGTTCGATCAATGCCAGCGTAGTACCGACCGGTTGATTCGGGTCGTTGCTGCGCAGATTTTCGAACGTAGTCTGTACTACACCCTTCCCTGCATCGACCAGAAAACCCAGGAGTTGATACAAGACCTGTGACGGAGGGTTAAAGGGTACGGGCATTGCAATTTTACGTACGTCATCAACATTAATGCCGCCCTCAATTTCCGTAACTTCAGTCGGTTGCAGATTCAACGTCTGACCACCCGGACCGCCTTTTAACTTCAGCAGAGTCGGGATATTACTAATATGTGCGGCGTCCAACAACGCCCGCAATGCACCGGTAGCTGCACCACTCAAACTACCAATCATATGAATCATGCCGATCGGATAAGCTCCGCGCCACGGAACAAACGGGAATTCGATCACCCACTCAAGCTCTTCGTGAGTGTCATCATCCGGCATCCAATTGCGGTACACCGAAACTGCTTCACCGGTGAACTTATCGATCGAGATAATATAAGGACGCCGTCCCTCGTCCTCTAAATCTTCGCATGTGTACACCTCGAAAACGATTCGCAAACCGTCTTCATTGTACTCCATCTCTTCCCGGCCTTCGACCTTATCGTTCGCCTTGCTAGCTTTCGAGAATTCGATATCGCCAGGGTTCGTGAGATCAATATCCCGGTATTCGCCAGTCTTAATTCGTTTGTTAAATTCCGCAGCCGTTACATACTGTACGTGCGTTTTGCGCTCTGCCGAGTAAAAATTACTCGCAGCGAACGGCAAATACATATCAT